TGGAAGGCGTGAGAGAAGAGTTTTACCCAAGGAAGATCTTCTCCTTCAGGGGCAGGGAGAAAGCGAATTACTGCATACCCATTGCCTGACTTGTCCATTTCTGGTTTCCAAAGGCGATCATCTGCACCTCCACCAGTGTTGTTCATCTTCTCTACTTCTTTCACCAACTTGTTAGTCAGTGATCCAAGGGAAGACTGCTTTTTAAGGTCTTTAAAAGACATTGTATTCTCCGTATTAGTTGTATTTGGTCTGTGTCCTTTATCTTGGTAGAGGATCAGGCAGCCTCAATATAGGGTATTTATGCAGTAAAGTCAACCCTCTCTCTGGATAGTCCTTTTCATATTGCTGATCATAACATTCATGTTAGTGAACACTGTAGTCAGGTCAACATCTGCAGGAAATCCAATCATAGCTGCTTCCTTCATAATGTTTTCTTTCATTAATTGCGCTTTAGGATCATCTGACAAACTGAGTCTGGTATAAAGGATCTTTTGTTTATTCAAAAGATCCTCAAGCATTTCCACATGCTCAAGTTTCTCAGCATTTGTCATGGAGTGAAAATTAAAAACGCTCCCATAAATTTTTTCTTGAAGGTGAGTAATATCCTTCATCTCCTTCTGTACAAACTCTGATTCAAAGAAACTCATACCACTATACTCTTTAAAATTTTTCTGTATTTGATAACATCAATATGTAGAAAAGAATCATACTTGGACATTCTCATAGAAAGAAACTTCCAAACAGGATCATCAAGTTTTTTGTCAAAATTATTTTTAAATCCTATAACCTTATTTAATAGAACAAGAGATTCAAGAGAAATATTTTTACCAAGATGTTCCTTCACAATGATAGGGTGTTTTGTTTTCTCAATGTGAAACATCTCATCAAAGTTCTTATCAGCAAATACATTCTCAATTTCAGTCTTGAATGTATAACTCAGAGACTGAAGTCTCTTCTTCCAGTCTGTATAATTTTGTTCTCCATTTCTAACGATTTCACCAATCCAAAGAGATTGTGGATCATCACAACTGACAAAATTACTAACAAAAAACTCAACTACTTCTGAATCATCCTTTTGTCTGCTCAATTTTTCAAAGAAATAACGATCCCTGCGTTTATAAAAACTTTCTAGAGAAGCACGTGATTTACCACCATATCTATGGTAATCATATTTTTCTTTTGTGAAGTGGTTTTTTAAACCAAGATAGGATTTATAGGCATCAAAAGGTGTCACCTTGGGAATCATAATGGTAATTTAGCATGACTAGTTTTTTTGAGGAGATTCAGTTCCATAGCCTCACATTTCAATTTTTCTTTTAGAGGTTTGGACATCAACTTGGGAACTGATTCAATGTCCACACTATTCTTCTCACAGAAGAATATAATTGCATCAATGTATGACATACCTTTATTGTCATGCGCAATTTTCTCTATCTCTTCAGCAAATTTCTTTGAAGAGTAGAACTTATTTTCAATAAGTTTATTGATGCTATCTTCAGTTGACTGAGGCATAATCATGCAATTTATATTCAACAAACTCTCTAATATATTTTGAGAGTAAATTGATGTACTTTCTTTTGTCATATTCTTCATAAACTTCAACCTCGCCATTTTCACATGACATAATAATTACAAACTTCTTTACCATTATACCAGTCATCTCATATAACATGCAAGCATAAGCTGCACATTGTACAAAGTGACTATCAATCCATTTTCTTGGTTTAGGTTTCTTTGATGTCTTGAAATCAATGATTGCAAGTTCATCTTCATATTCAGCAATGCAATCTACACTACCAGCAACACCTAGTTCATAACTGAACAGTGATTGTTCAATAGCATGTACATTATCTATCTTGTCCAATGTAGGTTTAGCTTGGGCAAATAAGTATTGCGAAAGCGGTTGGACTGAAGGCAATGGTTTATTGCAAAGATGATGCTCAGCAAGAGTGTGCATGTCTGTGCCTCTAGATGTTGCCTGTTTAGTAACTCTATTGGCTTCCTCATTACCTATCTTTGCTCTCCATTCTCTAAAGATCTCACGTTGGTAATGACTAATGATAGAGGTAATAGATACTAGTTTCTTTCCCTTAGGAGTGTCATAGTATCTAACACCATCAATAGTCTCTCTAGTGAGAGTAGGGTAATCAATTTCAACGTGATTAAACATTACATACCTAGTTCTGTTTTTGCTACAATGTATTCTTTGACCAGACCACTTCTACAGATGTCTTCTGGTCCAAATTCTATCATACCAAATGAAGGCATGTTTTTCAGAATACGAATGAAATCAATAATTCCATTTTTTTCATGGTTCTTAACCAAATCAGTTTGAGTAGCATCACCACAGAAATGAATCTTAGTGTTCTCACCTACCCTAGTGATAATTGAATCAAGTTCATGAAAGTTAAGATTTTGGAACTCATCAATGATGAGAATTGCATTATCAAAAGTTGTGCCTCTGATAAATGATGTGCTCCAAAAACTAATTGTACCTTGTGCTTTCAGATTTGCATAGAGCATTTCAAAAGCATTATCATCAGGCATTTCAAACATATATTTTACCATATTCTTATATGGAATCTGATAGATGTCTGATTTATCTTCATGATCTCCAGGGAGGAAACCTATCTCTCTGGTGGGTACAAGAGATCTAACAATGTAAATCTTATCATAGGGTGTCTTTGTATCTAAGACATCCTGAAGTGCATTGTAGAGAGTGATGAATGTCTTTCCAGTACCAGCACATCCATATGCAACAGTGTGTTGGTCTTTACCATATTCATCAAAAAATAATTGCTGATTTTCAGTTAATGGTTCAATTTTCTTGATGTAATCAAGATTAATTGGTTTTTTTCTTTTCATAGCTCTATTACTCATTCCAAATGGTACTGGATTACCAGTGTTTCCAATTCCAGTCTTACTTTTTCTTGGCATAATGTTTAATCATTACCTTGAGTTGTGCCCAGATTTCTGGTTCTTGCTAATCTTCCTGAAATACCTCCAGATTTTTCAGCTTTTTTAAGAACCTCTCCCCATCCAGGATTTTTATTAACAAGTTTATCTCTCCACTCACCAACTTCAACCCCAAGACCTGGACAATTTTCAGGAGTAAAAAATCTCTCCCATTCAGGATTATCAATCTTCCACTGATCCCAATCATGAATACTCATTGCCACTTCTTTTTGTTCACCAGTTTCTTTATTAAGAACAGGGTATGTTGCCATAAAAAGTTACCTCAGTTATGCATTTATTTATTAAGACCAGTCAAGTGCTTGGGAAATAATAGGGAACTGCTCTACAAAAATTTCCTTGCAAGCATTAGCAAGGTCCATATGTTCCTTCTGTGTACCATTAGCAGACCTCAGATCTATATAATGAACCCATGATCGCACTGAGCCACTCATATACATTCTTGTCGGAACACACATAGGAAGCACATTACGAGCACACTCTTTTGCCACACCCCTCTCTAGCATCTGTTGATACAGTGCCATAGAAGAATCAAACAATGTTTGCATCTGCAATTCAAGGTTTTGTTGAATAAATGGATCTAGATCATCAGTGGAGTTTTGACGATTCTTAGTATCCTGACGTCTCAATTCTGGTAGTGGGATTTTACTACTTATCAATGATGAGTCAGCATACCTCTGTGAAAATTCCTGGAAGGTAAAGCTCCTATGACGCAGCACTTGAGCTGCTATTGCCCTGGTTGTTTCCAACTCAATAGAAAGGAATGCCTGTTCAAAGATGCTCCAATGCTTGTGCTTTATGCAATACTTAAGGAGACCTTCAAAGGAATCATTGCCTTGGTTAGAAGGGTTACTGACCCTAGCACAATAAGCAATTTGCTTTTCTGCATCAGGAGTTACTGAGATAAGTTTAGCTGTCATTTCTTCTCTGCTTTTCTAACTTTTTTTAATTCTTTGAGTTCTGTTTTGATGAATTGATAAGCATCTTCTGCACTTATTTTACCACCCATTTCCATGGCAGCAAAACATTCAACTCTTGTTCCAAAATGTTGAAGTGCTCTTTCAAATGTGTCAAGTTCTTCGTACATGTTTAATCTGGGTAACCATCATCATCATTGAATACCTCATCATAATCTGAGATGGGCAAATCATATTGAGTATCATATTTATATGCCTGTGGATCAGAATAAACTTCTGATTCCAACTCATCAACAATAAGTTTTAACTTAGAAATAATTTTTTTTAGTTTATCCTTTTCCATAAAAAAATGGGAGGTCTCCCTCCCATCATATCAATATTATAGATGTAAGTCAATCACTTGACATAGGTTTTTCCACGATAGCAGAATGTGCCATGTGTCTCTTTTGATTCTACACAACGTGTATTATACTCAACACCACGATATGAGGTGTGGGTAATTTGTGCATTATGCAGAGCAGCAGTCTTATTGATCTGCTTTCTAATGAGATTGAGTGTATTCATTGTAGGTACTCCTAAAGTAGTTGGATTTTTAGGTCCGTTCCTTTAGTCGTTTGCGTCCCAATAGCAATCAGGAGATGACTCCTTCATGACCTCAATTAATTCAATCTTAACTTCATTGTTAAGATCTTGATTATTCTTTATCCGTAGCATAATGCTATCAGCATCAGAACAACTGAGGGTTGAATATAAAAGTAATTCAATCATGGGATGAACGGCTCCGTTCCGCGACTTACTTGCGTCCCCTAAGGGATGAACGTCAGGTCTTATTATAGACCTCATACATTATTTAGTCAAGTGTCTTTGTATCAACACGAACATTTGTAATTGTGATTATTCAAATAGTGCAGAGTCTCCTTGAGACCACCACGATGCTTGAGTCCAATAGAGATTTGTGGATACTCTGCATTACCACCAAACTCTGCATGAAATTGTTTATCTGTAAAATCTTTATCCAAGAAGTATTCATGGAAGTCTTCATGAATACTTTTAAGGAGCATACCAGCACGCTCACATTCTTGACTACCGTTACTGTAAATGACTGCTTGCATTTTCGTATACTTCCTCAAATGGGAATAAATTTTTTACTTCTCTTATTGGATTGACAGAAGACTTATGAACATAATGATAACGAGTACATTGAAATTGTTTATCCCAAGTTACAACTGTGACAAAATCATTAATCACGTTGCCTCCAATCATCTGTTTTTTCTTGATGAAACCATTCAACAATTTCATCTGGACTTTGGAACCCTTTTCTATAATTAGATGGATCAGGGTCCCCCAGGTCCATCTGATTCATAAAATCATCTAATCCCCCTTCTTTCATCTCAGGATTTCTAGAAATTCTTCTTGCTTTTCTCAACATTTCTGCAGCAGACCTGTTTGATTTTGCTAACTTGTTAGACCAAATCATGTCATCAAGATTAACTTCTTCACCTTTGACAATTCGTGAACAGATAAACTCAAGTCTGAGTCTATATTTTGTTGAAAGCATATAGATTACTCTCTTTTGTTTATTTATTTTAAGGGATTTCCATCCTTATCCAACAAACCAAGTTTTTTAACTTGAGAGAGATTAGACTTTTCTTGTTTTTTTAATTTTTTATACTGCTTGATGAGTTTATCTACCTCACCCTTTGAAATGTTGACTTTTAATTTGTCCTCATTTTCTACAAATCCAACACCTGCTCTCTTTGTTTCTTCCTGACCATCAACATAGTCATTGATTACTTCTTGAATCTCACCCCTAATAATGGAGTTAATTTGTCTTTCTAACTCTTCATCAATATTCATTTTTTATTACCATTGCTCCAAAGTCTTGGGTTAATTCTACCTTCAGTCTGATCAAATTTTATAAAGTCTCCTTTATATTTGTCATAGTAGTAATCAAATAAATCAACTCTCTTACTAGATATACAAATATCATATGTAAGTTTACTATCTTTGAGATACTTCACAAGGTAAGAAGTGTAAGGCAAAGTTCTGTCATTTGCCTTTTCTGGATCACAATCCTCATGTAAAACAACCACAGATCCTACCATTAAATCCTATCTCCCCACTTAATATCTGTGTATGCTTCCTGCACAACTTCTTTCTTTAGTTTATACTTTGTCTCAAGATTTCCATCTTTGACAAGACAGACAATTTCTGCTTCATCAGGATGCAATCCCTCTAACAATTGAATGAACATTGACTCTCTACGTAGGGATGACAGAGAGTCATTTCCTCCTTTAACAAAGTGATATAAATTCTTCCACTCTTTTCTAAGAGAAGTATGATCAGTACCCAAAGGTGCCTCATTCTTTTTATAAGGAACTTCTCCATCAGGCATTATGCTTATTGCAGTTTCATCAAAGTTCCAAATCAATACAGACTTCAGAGCATCACATTCATATTGCTTAAGAATTTCAATCTTTTTAACTTTGGATCTTTGCTTACATACTAGAGAAAGAATCTCATGTAAAAATGGATTAGGTGGAAGTTTTGTAGTTGTTGCCATGTTTAATCAAGTCAGTGTGGTTATTTATTCAGTCTCAGAGAAGTCCTCTGGATTTTCAAATCTCACAGCAAGAATGTCATCTGCTATGATTTGTCCATTTTCATCAAACATTTCTGGATGAGTTGGAATATAAGTTGAATTTCTTTCATAGACATATTCCTTAAGAAGATATCCAATTATACCACCAACACATAAGAAAAGAATAGAAATAATTGATGAAAGGGTGAGAGTTACTGCTAACATTTTACTAATCTCCTGAATCCTTTTTTCTAAAGTCCAAGTAGAAGTTGAAATATAGCTCCACCTCTCTTGAGAAGAAGGAGACAAATTTTCCAAACTTTACTTGAAAAGTCTTTGGAACTGGTTTCTTCCTCCTCTTTCTTAGTAGTAACTCAACTCCACGATTTATATGGATTTGATCACTTGTAGTTTTATTTAGAGGGTCTTTTCCTTTTTCTTCCTGGTTTTTTTTCTTGCTCATACTTCCAAGCGTCCTGTAGAATCTCATACAAATAATTTCTTATCTTACGTGCTTCTGGTTTACCAAGATGACCATAAGCTTCTCTGAGTTGTTTATGTAGAGAATCATTACCACCTTCCATATAATCTTCAAGATCAAGGATAATAGTATTGATTTCTAATGCACAGGTTGAATTAATGAACTCTTCTACGTCTCTTTTTGTTGCTTTAATACTTTTTAAGTATTCATACATATTGAGCATAAACTTGCCTTTGAAAGCATATTCAATAGTGTGTTCAACAACATCATACATTTGATAGAGTTCCCAACCTTTGTCCATTAAACCAGATCGTTTTCTTTCAGATATTTAACTGTTTCAGTACATCCACCAATCAATTCTTCTTCTAACTTAACTCTTGGGAAAGTAGAACCTGGTCCAAATTCTTCATAAAACTCTGCTCTAGTAAAATCTCTACCAAGTTTATATTCAATAAATGGAAGTTCTGCTAACTGTAACACCTGAATAACTTTTGTGCAATAAGGGCATCCAGTTTTAGAAAAAATCTTATATGTATCAAACATTAAATGTGCTCCTATACAATGGGTCTTTTTTTAATTTATAAAAATCATCCCAGGAACATATACAAGTTTTATATCCTGGGTATTTTTTGTCAACAATTTGTGAATAAGCCATACAGGTAGGATAGTCTCCCTTAAACCAAACTTCTTTTTTTTCTTTTATGACTATATGATCAACCATGATGTGGTTTATGTTCTCTATCCATAGGTTGAGATTTAGTTAAGTCCCTACGTGATTGATTACTAATAATGATGAAAGCATCTTTGTTATACTTACGAACACCATAAGGTGTAGCCCACTTTTTATTGTAGTCCTCACCTTGATGAATGCCAGATACAATAGTACCACCAACCTCAACTACAACATCATCTTCATTCTCCCAACCAAGGGTCTCCATAATATTATTGACTTTGTTGTTTACAATTTTACTCATAGGGTGTTACTAACTGGGACAAAGTTTGACTTTACCACATCATTCCAATCTTTCTCAAAAATTTCCATACCTTTATCAGTCAAGATATGGTCATACATCTGATCAAAGACCTTGGGTGGCATGGTGCAGATCTCAGCACCATTATACCATGACCTAATGGCACGTTGCACGCTTCTAATGGAAGCAGAGAGCACCTTAGTATTCATGCCATGGATACGATACAGTTCAGAGATGCTTCTAACAACCTCTAGACCTGCAATTGACTGGTCATCCAATCTGCCTACAAAAGGACTAACATATGTTGCCCCTGCTTTAGCAGCAAGGACTGCCTGAGAGGCACAGAAGATCAATGTGACATTAGTCCTAATTTTTTCTTCTGTAAGAGCCTTACAGGTCTTTAAACCTTCCCTTGTGCAAGGGACTTTGATTGTAGCAACACTACCAAACTTGTCAACAAGTCTGAGACCTTCATTATACATTTCATTAGCATCACCCATGACCTCCATACTAATGTCAGGCACACCAATATCTTTGATTTCTTGATAGACATTTTCTGGATTTCTACCTGATTTCATAATCAAAGAAGGATTGGTAGTGACTCCATCAATAAGTCCAGTCTCAAAATATTTTTTAATAGTATCTGTATCTGCTGTATCCAGGAAAATTTTCATTTGATTGATTTAAGGTAATCCCTCTCTGATTTATACAATAAGTCATGTTTTTTGTCAAGATATATCTGCACTCCCTGAATTAAATCAGGTAACAACCATTCATGCACTGGCAAACAATGCTGCCAGTTGACTGGTTGAATACAATTCATAACAACAACAGACCAAAACCCAGTCACATAATTAATAATTGTGTTCATTAAAAAAGGGTCCATAGACCCTTAATATATCATAGATTACTTGTTTTGTCTAGGTGGTCTGAATGGGCAATCTGGACATCCAGCACCACAACATCCTCTATTCTTTATCATATAGTTTCTCTAATTTTTCTCTAGAGAGATCTATATACATCACTTCTTCTCCTGGTTCAGGTGCTTCTGGATGCTTTGGTTTGGGAGGATTCCTCATCTCTATATTAATAGATTGAATGTTACTCCACATCATTGCAAACGCAGCACCACCAATCAAGGAGAAGCATGTGAAATAAAGAAAGACTTCAAAGTTATTCATTATGCTCCTTGAAGAGACTGAAGTGTGTTGTGAAGCTCTCCAATATCAAGAAGACCTTCAGCACTGAACCAAGGGGCATTCGCCCAACTAAATCCTTCACCCATAGTGCTATCTGGTGCTGTGATGTACCAATGACATGCTGTGTCTGGTACATCAACAGCGCACTTACTCCAGTCATCGCTCCACTGTGGGACTTGTACCCA